CGCGCATCCACAGCGTCTATGGGTACGGACCGGTCGAACAGATTCTGACCTACGCCAATACCGCTGTTCGTCGCCAGCTTCAGCAGCTTGGATTCTTCACAGAAGGCAACATGCCCGAAGGATTTATTCCGGTGCAAGGAACAGCCGAGCAGGCACAGAAGTTCCAACGCATTTGGGATGCGGGCGAGGTCGATGGCCAGAAGATCGGGCGCGTGCGATTCATCCCAGCCGACACCGCGTCAAAATTTGTCCCGTTCAAGGATGCGGTGCTTGCCGATGCCTTCGACGAATGGATGGCAAGAATTGTCTGCTATGCGTTTTCGCAGGAGCCGACGCCATTTATCAAGCAGGTCAACAGGGCGACCGCAGAGACAGCCCGCGACCAAAGCCTAAAAGAAGGCGTGGCCGTCCAAGTCCAATGGATCAAGAATCTCCTGGACGATCTGATCCAGAACTATCTCGAATTACCCGACTGCGAAGCGTTCGCTTCTCCGTCTCAGGAGACGGACACGCTCAAGCTTGGAGCCTACATCGAAGGCTTGACGCAAGGCCCTAATCCAATCATGCGCGTCGACGAAGCTCGCGACCTTCTTGGTCTTGATGGGGACGCGCCCGTGGCAACAACAGCCCCCACCCTGGAGCCGCCCAAGGTCGCGCCGCCTGCGCAGGATGTCGCGCATGTCCACCGCACCGCGCAGATCCTGGACACGCGCAAGACTCGTGCATTGGCAGTGCGCCATGAAACTGCGATTACAGATTCTGTCTTCGGATATTTCCAGCGGACCGCCCAACGCGCCGCGCAGGAGATCGCGAACTCGATTCACCGCGTGCAGCGTGACGACAAAGCATTTTCGAGACGACAATTTTCTGAAAGCTGTCGGCCCTTCCATCGAAAACATCTACGGCGAATCGGCGGGTGTTGCATTGGATGCCACCGGATCTGGCACCAAGCTTGGTTTCAAGACTGAGTCCGCCGAATGGGCCAAGGATCGCGGCGCGTGGCTGGTCGGCAAGAGCATCAACGAGGACGGCGAAATCGTTGAGGCCATCCGCCCGGAGTATCGCGTCTCCGATCTGTGTCGCCAATCCATTCGTGACGTGATCGCGCAGGCCACCGAAGAGAATTGGACCACATCGAAGATTGCCGAAGCTCTGCAAAACGATCACGCATTTAGCCGGTCGCGTGCGCAGACGATTGCATCGACGGAAATTGTCAATGCTGATGAGCAGGGCAAACTTGCAGGCTGGAAGGCTTCGGGGCTCAAACTTCAAAAGCGATCAATCCTCGGATCCAACGAAAACCATGGCGAAGCCGACATCGACAACGCCGCACAAGGATGGATCCCGGTGGAAAGCGAATTCCAAAGCGGAGATGAAGCGCCGCCATATCATCCATCTTGTATGTGCGGAACTATCGCAAGGAGCGTGAAACCATGAGCCAAATCAAGCGCTCTTTCATGATTTCTCGTGTGGACGAAGACCAGCACATGGTCTACGGAATCGCGGCAACGGATCAGCTCGCGACAGACGGTTTCATCGTCACCAAGGAGGCGATGAAAGCTGCCTGGGACGATTACATGAAATTTGCCAACATCCGCGAAATGCACAAGGACATCGCGGCGGGCGTGGTCAAGGAATACTCGTTCGAGGATGACGGCGTCCACATTGGCGTTTACGTGGCAGATGAATCCACCTGGGCTAAGATCAAGGCAGGCGTCCTCAAGGCGTTTTCGATTGGGGCCCAATCGCTCCAGAAAATCGGGAACGTCATCACCGAAATCATCCTCTACGAAATCAGTCTCGTGGACCGCCCCGCCGATCCTGGCGCGGTGGTCACGATGTTCCGTGGGTACAACACACGGAGCGCAAACAACCGGGGCCGCAGCCCCAAGGAGAAAGCAATGACCGGACTCACCCGGGCGGGGCTTGCGGCATCGAAGCCGATGGTTCCCCCTCAGCCCGCCGCCTCTGTGCCCGAACGGACGCAGCGCGACGATGGGCTTGAAATGGCCGCTGGCGGAATCGATCCCCTCAAGCAAAACGAACAAGACGCGGTTTCCGCGCTCATGCAGGCATTTCACCAGCTCGAAGATCTGGCCGAACAGATCGCCGGACACATCGATGACGGTCAGACCACTGACGGCGTGCTTGCGCAGGTCCAGAATGCTCATCGGTGCCTGGGTCGCGCTTTGACAGAACATGTCAAGGCTGCGACAGCCTATGATCCAGGTGAAGACAGCGCCAACGAAACCGATGCTGCCGTTGCTGGCACCGAAAATGCCGACGAAACCGAATGCGCTCCCGCCTCGTCCGAGCGCGCCGCAAAGCCCCAGGCCGGACGCGCTCCGATCTCGCGCAATGGCAATGGCGGTCTTGCTGCGCAGGTGGCTGCGCTGACCGCTTCGGTGCAGACCTTGGTCCGCAATGGAGGTCTTGTCCGCACGCCCCGATCTGCTGGTTATCAGCCTGCCGCGCAGCCTGGCGCATCCGTGGCTCCTCAGCCCGTGGTTCGCACCGTCTCTAAGCAGGACGACAACGTCCAGGTGCAGCGCGCCGAGGACGATGATGGCTATCCTGCCCAAGGAACGCTCGCATGGAAGGGCTTGGATGAGGATACCCGCGTCCGCGTGGCTCTTGAACGCAACACCAAGAAGGCGAAGGCCGGGGACCCCTCCGTCGTTCGCATCATCGGGCCGAATGGCCTGGGAAGGAACTAAGCCATGTCCGAACTGACTCAAGAAACTATCGCCATGCTCCAGCGGGCAGGCATCACCACCGGCACCGGACTCACGTCCTACGACCTCCAGACGCCCGCCGTCGAACTGGTCCCGGTCGTCACGCCGTTGCGCAACTGGATTCCTCGCGTCAAGGGCGCGGGTGACACCGCCACCCACTGGAAGGCAGTCACTGGCATCAACACCGCCAACCTGACTCCCGGCGTGGCCGAAGGCAACCGCAACGCCTACAGCACCACGGGCGTTTCGAGCCTGAGCGCATCCTACAAGGCGCTCGGATTTGACGACGTGATGACCTGGGAAGCACAGTACGCCGCGTTCAAATTCACCGATCTGCCCGCCGACACCCAGCGCCGCCTTTTGCTCTCGCTCATGATCTCCGAGGAGCAGGTTCTTTTCGGTGGTCAGGGCACTTGGGCTCTCGGCCAGACGCCGACCCCGACAGTCGGAACCGGCACCACGACCGGCGCGCTTCCCTCCGGCATCGCCTACGTGGTCTACTGCGTGGCTCTGACCTTGGAAGGATTGTCGCTCGCAGGTGGTTTCCAGACCATCGGCAGTACCGCCGGCACAATCATCGGGCCGCTTCAACAGACCGTTTCCCGTACCGGTGCTGGCTCGTCCAGTTCTGACACGGTCAACGGCGGTACGGCTATCCCGTCGGCTTCCGGCACGGCTACCACGGGCGGAGGCGGATCAGCCAACACGATCACCGCGTCCATCACTCCGGTGGCTGGCGCGGCTGGCTATGCGTGGTACATGGGCACCAATTCGGGTACTGCTCGCTTGGCTGCCATCACCGCCTTGGCAACGACCACCATCCTGGTTGCCCCGACCGCTTCGCAGCTCTTCTCGGCTTTGGCCGCGACGGACTACTCCCAGAACTCGACCGAGTTTGATGGACTGACCGCGTTGCTTGCCAAGTCGGGCTCGGGATCGCTGATCCAGCCCGGCACCGGTGCGGCTGTCACCAGCGACGGCGCAGGCGGAATTTCCGAATTCAACACGTTTTTCTCGAACATGTACAAGACCTGGAAGACGGGCCCCACCGACGTGTGGGTTTCGTCCAACATGGCTGTGACCATCGACAAGCTGATCGTGGGCAACTCGGGCGCGCCGATCTTCCTGGCGACCGCCGATGGCACCAGCGGCCCGAAGTCGGGATCGAACAACTTCCGCCGTCCTGGTCGGGTGTCGACGATCCTGAACAAGGCCAACAACAGCGAAGTCGATCTGCACGTACATCCCAATTGCCCGGACGGAATGATCGTGTTCACCAGTTCGAAGGTTCCGTTCCCGAGCTTCGGGCGCGGCAATCCCATCGAAGTCCATTACCAACGGGACTACCACGCCATCGATTGGTTGCCCACTCGCCGTGCGTACGAGTACGGCATCTACACCAACGAAACCTTGGCGCTCTACGCGCCTGGAGTCTTTGGCCTGATGCACAACTACGCGTACTAAACCGATTGGAGCGGCGGACATCACGCCGCTCCTTTTTCTCCTGGAGGACAGAAAATGTCGCAATTCTTGATCGGCACGAATGCAACGCAGTCGCACGATGGCAAGGACTACCGCGCCGATGCAAATGGCGTCGTGACAGTTCTTGATGAGCTTGATTCAGTTTTCCGAAATGTCTACGGACATCCCTCCTGGTTTCCTGCCTCCGCGAAAGATGCTCAGATGGCCACCGCTATTCCGGAGCAGAATCACGATCACGAGGCGGAGGCGTAACTCATGGCCTTCGCGTACATCTCAACGCTGGCGAGAGTTCGCCAAGCCTGCAATCAGGCCGGACCGACAAATGTTGTCGATCCCGATTTGATGCAGTGTTTGGCCGCAGTCTCGACGGTGATTCAGACGTACATGACGCGATGGGTTCAGGTTCATCAGCGGACAGACACGAAATGGTCAAATCCATCCGGGATTTCATTCTTGGATGGGTCGCCAATTCGCTCAATTTCCAAATTCGAATACAATTGCGGCGGCACCTGGATCACTTTTCAGCCGACACAGTACTGGTGGGTTGACGACAACGAACTTCATTATCCGCGCCTGCCTGCTCACACAGCCATGCGGATCACCTATGTCGGCGGAATGGCTTATTCTGTGGATACGTCTGTAGAATCGATTTCCGCAGTCACGGGCACGCCATCAATTGGCGAAGCGTTCACGTCAATTTCCGGAAGTACCGGAAAAATCATCGCTTTTGATTCGGTGGCCATGACCGCGACAATCCAGATCGCAACGGGCGGATTAAGCTATGGCGACATCCTGACCGGTGCGACCAGCCACGCAACGCTCACAATCGGCGCGACCATCCAGGAAAGCATCCTGTCAGACTACGCCGACCTTGCCAAAGCCGCCGACATGCAAACGGCCTACATGTACCAGCGGCGCAATAGCCTGG